GAGGAGGTGGCCTCATAAAAGGGTTCTGAGGTCGTTGCACAAAAGGGTTCTGAGGTGGTTGCACAAAAGGGTTCTGAGGTGGTTGCACAAAAGGGTTCCTTGGTGCAGTTGGTTGATAAAAAGGGCTTTGTGGTGGTGGTTGACCAGTTCCAGTAGGCGTAGTAGGTGTAGTTGGTGTAGTAGGTGGCATAGGGGGCTGTGGCTCTGGTGGCCATGTAGGTTCTACGAGAGATTTATTATGCGACAGCACAGGCACTGGGTTTTCTTCGGTGCCGCCTCGTAGCATATAGGTTTCCGCTTTATCGACTGAGAGACTGATGACTGGACCTGTAGCAAAAGGCTTCTTGCCTTTAACAACCAAGTCACCGATTACATCACCGCTTTCCAAATTGCCCACTTCCACAAAACCTTTGCTGTTGACAAAATATGGATGGCTGTAGGAGGAAACAATGCTGTCGCCCTCTTCAAACAAGACTTCACATCTTGGAGCGCCTTCAACTCTTTGTACTCTGGTTACTTTCTGAGGATCCTCTGAAGTGATGACTTCATCGCCTACTTTAAGCTCTCCAGCCAGTATCCAATCGTTATTTGCCAATTGGATATGTTCTTTCGGACTCGGACACATCCCATTCCAAGGATCTTCTGGTGGCCATGGTCTGTCTGCTGGCCAATTGGGAGGTCTCGGTTCCGTTCCTACAGGTGGAGGTGGCACCGTTGGTGTAAATGGATTTCTGTTCATCAAGTCTTGAAAATGCGTCAGCCTTTGTTGAGGATCCATGATGTCGCCCTGTGTTCGTTGATACAGGTCATGCATTTTTGGTCCCATATAACTACCATAACTGCTCATCATTCCCGTCCCAGGATTTTCGGGATCCCATTGGGTAGGATCATATTTTGCAAGGCTGTGCCAAGCATCGGTTGGACCAGACAAGCCAGGGGTTACTGGGTTCAATAACATTCCCTGATAGCCTGTTATGTCTTCGTTTTGTAAGTTTGGATCTTGCATATACCAAGCGTAATCCTTCATTGCCTGTGGATCCATCCAAAGCGGATCTGGGCTGGCAGGATCGTAATATCTTTTCTCTCGTGGATCATACATTCTCATTCCGCCAGTCTGGTTTGCCCGATATGCATATTTGCTACCGACACCATAAGGATCTTCTGTGCCAAACCCATAAGGGTCAAACTGGGATGGCGCAGGCGGAGGAGATCTCCATCCTATAACGCTAGTTCCAGCAGTATTATATTGTGGAATCAAGCCTGGTCTTGGTGGCTTTGGTTCTCGAGTGCCCATAAAGTCATCAAAAATAGCAGACAATGGCATTGTCTAACCTCCTCCGGGCGGTTGGCCCCAATTGTTTCTCATTGCTTCTTGTGTTGCTTTCATTTGTTCTCTAGGATCGAAACTCTGTCCAAGATGGCGCCTCTGAAATCCCCAAGAACGACCATACGGGTCAGTGGGAGATGTATACGAAGATGGAGCAAAGCCAGTACGTCCAGTACGTCTAGCCGCACCTCCGCCTTGATAGCCTCTGACACCGCCCATCAGCGAGACAATCCCGCCGTTAGCTAGACCTTGTTTTTCGGGGTCCATGTAATCAACTTCTCGACCGCCACTCAAGGCTCTTCCTTCTGAGATGAAGTCATACATGGCCATACCGATTTCTTCTTCGCTCATTTCATTAAAGTTCGGACCTGCCACCCTTATTTTTTCTTCGGGTGTTAGTTCCATAAACATTTTGAGCATGTCAAAACTGTCATCGACTGGCGCCGGTTCTTGTTGGCCGCCAAAACGATCTTGCAAATAAGCAGATGTTTGAAAAGCGTCGGGAATAAAATCAAAAATAGTGCCTTTAAGCGCTCCTTCAGGTTGATAATCTCTAAATCTTTTCTTTTCAGCCAGGTCACCCTGTGCAAACCCTCTGACTCCGGGCGTTCTAAGGTAAGGACCATAGCCAGACCCCGCAATGGGGGGTAAGCTCGGTCTTTTAAGAAAGTTCGGCATTAAAAAACGCCTTCAAACTTAGTGCCGCGAATAGCTGCGCCTCCGCCTCTGCACTTACCGGCACCGAAACCCGGTTTAGGGGATCCGCCAGTGGCTTCTTTTTTAGGTTGCGCCAAGGGCACCGTGCCCTGGTCTTTAATTTTCATGGATTTACTTGCGGTACCTGGATTTTTTGGTACTGCGCCTCTAAACTTTCTTGGTCTTTGCATTGGTCTTCCTCTTTTTTTTAGATTTTCCCGCCTTGCTCAGTGCAATGGCAACGGATTGTTTCTTCTTGTAGCCCTCTTTTCTCAGTCTCCTTATGTTAGCAGAAACTGTTTTCTTGGCGCTACCCTTTTTTAGCGGCACTTTTTTTCTTTACTGCTTTTTTCTTTGGTGCTTCTTTTTTAGCTGTTGTCTTTTTAGCCGCTGCTTTTTTCTTTGGCGTTGCTTTTTTCTCATCTTCTCTGGATTTAATAAGCTGTTCTTTTCGTTTAGGATCGCCGCGCCAGTCTCTCTCAGCCTGATGTTCTGCTAATCGTTTTTCCTCTGCGGCTCGTTCTTCAAGCTTTTGTGCCTTGTGTGCGGCTTGCATGGCTTTCATCACTGAACTCATTAATTTTTCTCCTGTTGTAAGTCTACTGCTTTAAATCGTTCTGCCTGATCTAGTCTATCCTGCGCCGTTTCATTCTTCATTACGGCAATTTCCTCGGATGAATCAATTCGTTCTTTAGTTAAATCATCATGTTGATCTATTTTCATTATATCTAAATTTTGCCTTTCTCCAAATTCTTGTTGTTTGCGTTGTAAATCACCAGCCTTAATATCCAACTCCTGGCGCCTTAGTGCCACCAACGGATCTTCTTGCGGTGGCGGCGGTGCAAACTGCTCATTAATTTGTTGAGTCAGCTCGGCAATCACTTGTGCTGTTTGCGATTGTTGCTGTTGCATCATTTGTTGTTGCATTTGTTGTTGCTGTTCCGGCGGCACCTGCATTAATTGCTGTTGCATCTGCATCATTTGTGGATCTTGTGCCATTTGTTGCTGTACGATTTCCTCGGCTTTGAGTGCAATATGATCATACACATGCGCTTGAATGGACGCCAGCGCCTGTGGGTTTTGTTGCACAATGGCGGTCTGATACAGACTCATGTGCGAAGCAATATGAGCATCGTGCTCTTGTCCCGGAAAGGCTTTGGCCGGCTGTCCCATTAATAATCCGGCATTCTCGTGCGCCGGATCCACCGGCTCCGGTTGCGGCGGTGGCGGCAATAGCGCCTCGATGTTCTGCACATTAAGGGCTTGATACATTCGGCGATACGCCTCGTAAAGACCCGCCTGACCGTGAATCTCAGGGTTCGATTGCGCCATTTGCAGCATTTGCTGCGCCAGCATCACCCGTTGGCTCATCGAGAAGATGTTCGGGTCCGATACCGGAATAATATCAACACGATCATCAAAATCGGTTTGTTTAATGTTCTGGTCGCCGTTTTTGGTCATGTACGGATAGGACGGCGGTAGGAATTGGGCGAAAATTCTCGCCAATAAGTTAAATTCTATCTTTTGTGCGTAATGTAAGCGCTTATGAATCGCCGACATCACCTTGGTGCCACGCTCCAGCAACGCCACGGTGGTGCCCACCGGCATTTCCTGATTGGAATCGCCCACTTGAATATCAGCAATGGAAGCAAACCGCTTGCCGGCATCAACCATGATTCCCATCAGCGCCAACAGGGTCTGTGACGGCTCTTTGAACGGCAATGGTACAAAAGAATCTCGAAGACTGCCCCCTGGGGCATCCATGTCGCGAAATTCACCCGGTTGTAAGGGCTGATCGTCGTTCCGGATGCGAATCCCTCTCGCTTTAAATCCGGCCGGCAGGTTGGCGAGCGTGCCCGCGTCGATCAGCTGACGCAAAATTGAAGTGGAAGCCCGTGAAAGACCGCCAATCATGTGCGTTAGGCCAAAACCGTAAAATCCAAGTCCGGGTAGGAACTTGTAATGAACAAAATACTGAATCTTTTTCTTTAACGGGTCGGTTTCATTCCAGTTGCGACGAATGGAAAGCACCGCATTGTTGCGTTTGGACAACGTCACAATGTAGGGCAACTTAACCCCGGTCGGTTCACCGGTCTCGTCCATGTCTTCAAACCCGTCAATATCCAAATTGGTATGAATTTCATATAATTCGCAATCGCTGTCAGTGTTATACGACGGCTCCGTGCCTTGGAGCTTGTCAATTTCTCCCTGAATGTCCTCGCTGTCGTACTGCGCGCCCATCGACTTCAACGACACGTCACGATAGAACCCGCTATTTTGTAACTTAACGACATCGTTCATCGGCATCGAGACGATGTTGGTAATCCGTGTGGCCGTTTGTAAATCACTGGTGTCATAAGGCACCACTAAATTTTCAGACGGTATAAATTTCGACACTGCCCGACCTAAGTTCTGATCATAATAAACCTTACGAAACGCCGAGCCGGACAACGGTAGATAAAACAACAACATGTCCGTTTCAGGATCGTATTCTTCCATAACGTGCATGATTTGATAATTCATGTATTCCTTGACCCTAGCTGCCTGTCCCTCTAAATCAGGAGTAATAGCACCAACAATTTGAGTCTTAACCGGACCTTGAGCCGGCAGTATTTCGCCATAGGCTTGTGCCTGGAATTGGGTGACGGATTCGGCTAACAGGGGATGGGTTATGCCGGATGCGCCTTCAAAAGGTTGACTGCGTTCTTCATAACGCATGCCGAGAAATTCCAAGCCGTCACGATATTGTTTCTCCCATTCGGAACGAGAGTTAATGTCGGCTTCGACATCGGCAACGCATTGGTTAAATATAGTTTGTATCTCGGAATCGTCTAGCTCTTCAGCCAGGTTAGCACCAAATTCAACTTGTTGGGGCAGCATATTGCCCGCCCCAACAACAATATTTCCATTCTCCAGGGCGGTAATGGGGACGTCTTCTCCATTCAACTCGGCGAGTGTGGGATCCTCTAGTTCAATTGTTTTGGAATCATCGATAACCTCCAATGGCTCTTCTTGAGCTGGGTATATTCGTTTATCGACGTCCGCCATAGTATCGCCCTTGTGCTAATGTAAATATAAGCGCACTAATCCAATTGCGATATTGGGTCAATGGACTTATTACTGTGTTGTTCATTCTACTCATTAAATCATTCGTTTGCCAATCTTCCAAACATATTTCTAATCCAAGCTCTTTCAATGGCTTTTCGCCTAAAAGCATCTTTTTGCCCTAACTCCGCCATTCCCATGGCTTCTAATTCAGCCAAAATGTCTTCTTCTTCTGGATATTTCTCATACGCTTGGCTTCCAGCAAATCCTGCAAGAAGTCCTGGAATGCCCCCCGCAATTCTTGCTTTTTTCAACAACGGGTTTAAATTCTGACGACGCATCCACATCTCTCTAAAACGCTCCGCTGCTCTTGCCGATTTTTCCGGATCAACCGCCCTTAATGGCCTTACCCTAAATTCTCCTCCGCTCTTGGTCTGGTATAGTTCTTTGCCACGACCACCCAACGGGTATTTAAGTTCGCGGTTAATTCTCGGCATCATTGCTGTGGCAAGCCCTTTTCCTCCCTGTGCCTGGACTACTTTTATCAAAAACTCTTCGTAAGTTAAAAGCCCAGCCTGAAGCTGCCTTTTCGCCAAATCTATTTGTTGTGCGGGTGTCATCAATAATAAATGTGTTGTTGTGGTACAAACTCCTCATCTTCCTCATCCGAGTATAGACGAACAAAGTTTCCTTGTCTAAATCTCAGTATCGCCTGTGTCATCGAATCCACATAATCATCGTGCTCGCCAAACGGAAAAGCAGCACATTCCTCAATAACATCCTCGGCAAATCGTTTCTGCGGCGCCCAGACCATCCCCGATTCAAACACCGGACTGACCGCGTGCACCCTAGTGACCTTATCATTACCTCTCGACGGGTGGTAGTTAACCACCGGTATCCCCATATTGCGTAGTTCATGGGTCAACGGCGTTCCTGACGCCTGGGACTCAACCAGTACCATTTCCGGCTCCCAATACTTATACTCCTCATTGGCCACCGCCTTTAACTCCGGAAAGTCCCAGCGTCCGCGTTTGGCATCGAGCAGTATAATCGCATCGCCGCTGTCATCACTCGGTTTAAAAATACCCCAAGTGGTAATCGCCGAGTAATCGGCAGTTTCCTTCTTGGAAAACGCCGTATCATAGCTCTGAATAATGTACTCCACCGGCGGTATCTTCTCCTTTTCCCAAGGCTGCCACCAATCCCTTTTGATAATCGCACCTTCTTCCGAGGTCGGGTTCTGCATGTACTGGGCGTTCCATTTGGTCACCGGCAGTGAGGCTTTCACCGCTTCGAGTTCCTCCAAATTCCAATATTCAGGCCATAAGGGATTGCCCGAATCCTCAAAAATCGCCGGCAGTTCAACAATATCCCACTGATCCGCATGCGCCTCGGTCTGTCGTTTCAATAATTGCGCCGTTAAATCAATGGTCGACCAGCGCGTCATCACAATCACAATCGAACCGCCCGGTTGAAGCCGCTGACGAGGACCGGAGGTGTACCATTCATAAGCTGAATCCAGTGCCGAGGGACTCAAAGCATCTTGCTCGGAGTGCGGATCGTCAATGATGAGCAGATCGGCGCCACGACCGGTAATGGCTCCGCCAACACCGGCTGCGAAATACTCGCCACCGCGATTGGTTTCCCAACGCCCCGCCGATTTCGAGTCGGCACTGAGCGTGACTTTGGGAAACACCGCTTTGTACTCCTCGGAATCCATCAGGTTTCTGACTTTACGCCCGAAACGCACGGATAATTCGGAGGTATGGGTGGTTTGCATGATTTTCATGTTGGGTTTGAGTCCCATCACCCAGGAAGGGAAGTACACGGAAGCGAATTCGGATTTGGTGTGCCGTGGCGGCATATTGATAATCAGACGCTTAATATTTCCTTTAGCTATTTCGGTTAATTTTTTTGCAAAAATTTTGTGGTGATCGCCTTGAATGAATTCCGGCCATATGTATTTTATGTAATCCAAAAAGGATTCTTGTACCTCCCCTTGTTTGTCCAGGTTTTCCAATCGCTCTTGCAGCAAGAGGATCTCTCGCATTGCATCTACAGGTACATGTCTCAAGTTCGACATAGGAGTCACTATAATGTGTTTTGTTTTTTCATTCAATTATTTGTGGTGAACGGTATTATATATACCAAAGCATAGGAGTCCCAAATACTATAAGGGGGGGTTAGGGGTCTAGATATGAAAATCTCAGATTTTCAATCTCATATGAGAAAGAATCCTAAGAGATACAGCTGAAATTATTTTACTAATAATATAAATGAGTTGTATACACACAAAGTAGAATATGGTATTCTGTATAGGTAATTAAATAAAACTTTGGAGAGAAAAATGAATTTAATAAAACTAGAAGTGATCGCAACCTTTGACAAATTTCCTCAAGATATATTTATAACTCATCTTGAGAACAAAAATTTGCAAAGTGAAGAAACCATAATTGAATACATACAAGAACAATTAGATTATCCAAAAGATGATTTGATTAAATTGTCTCTATGTTGGAATTGTGATGAAAAAGATATCTCAAAATATCAATCTATTTCTGACAGTATTTATAACAATAATGGTAAATACTATTTCAATAGTGGGGTGAGATCATGAGTTTTTTATTTAATCACATACCCAATGATGATGAGGGAAAACTATTCATTAAACAACTAAGAAAATATATTAATAGGGACTTAGTCAAAGGGGTTCGTGCTAGAGGGCGTGGAGCAAGAGCAAAGTGGGAGAAAAAAGATCAACAGAATTATCAATCACACATTCCACAAAGAAGAGCAGAACGATTACATCTTTATTTTGATTACCAAAAAGATAATGAGTCTATTGAAAATATAGACCTTGCTTATGAAACAAAACGAAAACTGGAAAAAATAACCCAGTCGTTAAATTTTGTTAGTCAACATCAATATTTGTATTCAATGATTAAAGAAGAGATTGAAAAACTAAACACTCTTAGTGATTTAAGCAGTGAGTATACAAAAGAGAAATGGTTTAAGTATTCTGCTAGATGGAGAATTAGTAACAAGATTGATGAGTTAGAGGACTTGTTAGAAATAATCGACGATCCATTTGATGACTAGACTGGATCACTCCAAAGGGAAAGGGGGGCGTCAGCTCCCCTTTTTTTATGGCCTTGTTTCTGGGGGATTACTATCATAGGGGG